CGCTCGTTGTAATACGTGGCTCCGGTAGGGTCTGCGTCGTAAGCCGCCTTGTATCGGGCGGGCACCCCGGCCATCCTGTTAGAGAAACAGTTGACGAGGTTGCAGTAGCAGGAGGCGAAAGAATACACCGCTAGCCGGTTGACTAGCGGGAGGAGGCACTGGTAGCCCCTGGACCTGTCGGCGGTGCACACGGGGGCGTCCCCTGAGGTCAGGATCTTGTTGCCTGGCGCTATCGGGGACACGTCGCACATAGTGGTGCACACCGAGGTCACCCAAACGCCAGTGCCGGGGTGGTCCATGTAAGTGTCTGGGGTCACCCAGACTTTCTTACCTTGTTGGACCATACCCGACACCTCGAGAGCGGCTGTCCTATGATCGAAATCATTTAGGTCCGCCTTCTCCTTGGGCATCTTCACAGCACGTGATTGCCCGTCTGGATTGGTCGGGGGCTCCGCCTTAGGAGTGACAGGGTAGAGGTGTAAGAACGTCCCGATAGCCAGACAGGCGGCTGATGCGCTGAGAAGGCTAGTGTAGGTGGGGACGGGAGGCAACGCGCGGATGGCGTCGGCAACGCGGTTGAGTAACCAGTGGACGTGCTGCAGGCAGTCGATGCTCGCCGAGACCGATTTGGTCACGTAAGCACCGGCTGCTTTACAGGCATCGCCCATCTGCCTGAGATTGCGAGGGGTAATCTCATTGGCGCGTTGGTGGCCGGGGGGGATGACCTCCCCGGTAGATTGGACCCCGAAGCCTAAGATAGGCGCGACAAGTCCGTTGTACAGTGCGTGTCTGTTGGTTCGTGAGATCACCGAGTCGCTGCAATCCATGAAGTGGAGGTGCAGTCTGTACTGGAGGTACAGGTGGCAAATCAGTGCGAGGGGGCCGTTGTAGGTGGCCCCCTCGGTAATTCTAGCGCCCACGTCCATCGCCCCTAGAATGCCAGCTGCCACGTGTTTGTTGGACACGCGGCAGATGCATATCTTGGCGACCTCTTCGATGAAAGCGTTGCCCCAGAGGACAGCGGAATACACGGCGAAGAAGCCGACGAAGCCCGTGAGGGCTCCGGCGAATTGGGCCGGCCAGTAATAGCCGGGGATGGACGCTATGTGGGCGGCCGCCTCTTCGACAGTCGTGGGTTGCGAGCTGCAGGAGAAGAGGCGACGGCCGGCGAACCTAGCCGCGGGCATTGTGAAGGTGAACACCTTGCCCATGGCCCAGCGCCAGCGCCAAGCCTGGAATGCGACCAGGCCGACGCCTAGGACTATCGTCGCGCTCCCATAGTTCTTTTGGAAGCGGTCTGAAGCCCTGCTGGCGACTGTGCGCAGGGGGTGGAAGTCCTCGCCGGCCACCGCGTGTGTGTGGTCTGCGAGGTCTGCCAGATTGCCCCAGCGCTTGGCGACGAATTGTGCCAATTGTGAATAGTCGACCCGCTGATTGCGGCTGACTAGGGATAGAGTAGCTGCGTACTTGTCCTGCGCCACCGGCCAGCTCATGAGTGAGCGGCAGATCACAGACCAGAGTTCGGTGATCTGCGGTGGATCCATCGAAGTATCCTGGGTGGGTGGTTGGAACAAGTTCCAGATGCTCGCCTTGGCCGCGTTGTTGGCCCGGGGCATCCTGTGTGCTGCGTTGTACAGCTTTAGCGCCTCCGACGCGCTCAGACCTTGATAGTCCGGGACGTGGGCGGCTTCGTAGCCACTCTTCCAGATGGTCGAAGCGGTAGTGTAGAGAGTCGAGACGATGGAGGAGAGGCCTTGAAACCAAGACCGCTCGGCCACCACCTTCTCTGCTTCCACCAGGACCACCTGCTCAATCGCCATCGCCCGCTCC